TGAAATTACAGAGTTAGATGGTTCTCTGTGCGCTATTGAAAAAGAAGGCACACAGATAGGCGTTATAGCGCAGGAACTACAAGAAGTATTACCTGATATGGTGTCAACTAAAACTACTGGTTGCATGTCAGTAAATCCCGATAATTTAACTTGGCATCTTGTCAATGCTGTTAAAGAACTTTCAGCAAAGGTAGCTGAATTAGAAGCTAAATTAGGAGAATAAAAATGACTAGAACAACAGAAGAAAAAGCACAAGACTACACAGCAATGGGTCACAGTGTTGAATTAATTACTGACGTTATTGCTGGTAATGCAATGGCAGAAGATGAAGCGGTTGACAAGCAATCTTGTGTGGACAGAAATGTAGAACACTTAGAATTAATGAAAGCCAAGACTGATTGGGGTAGTGAAGATATGACTGCTACAACCAACGCAATTACGGCTGGAAAAGGCTACACAGCTTCTTAGGAGAGTAAATTGCCTCTAACTAAGTTGCAGTTTAGACCCGGAATTAATAGGGACGTAACCTCTTACTCAAATGAAGGGGGTTGGGTGGACTGTGAAAAAGTGCGTTTTAGACAGGGTTATCCAGAAGTTATTGGCGGCTGGGAAAAATACTCTTCTAACACTTATATTGGTACAGCCCGGTCATTGTTTAATTGGACAGCCTTAAATGGCGATAATTTGTTAGGTGTTGGAACTGAAAAAAAGTTCTACATTGAGCAAGGTCAGGCTTTTTATGATGTTACCCCTATTAGAGCTACCACAACAGACGGTATAACTTTTGCTGCTACAAACGGGTCCTCTACAATTACAGCAACTGACAGTACACACGGAGCAGTAGAGGGGGATTTCGTTACTATTTCTGGTGCGGTCAGTTTAGGCGGTTTGGTAACCGCAGCGGTGCTTAACCAAGAGTACGAAATTGTTTCTGTGCCAACCGTAAACACGTTTACTTTTGTAGCAAAAGACACTAGTGGAACCACTGTAACTGCTAATTCTAGCGATAGCGGCAACGGCGGATCCGGTGCGGACGCGGCCTATCAGATCAATATTGGCCTTAACACACAGGTCGGCGGCACCGGTTGGGGTGCGGGCACTTGGGGTGCCGGAGGTTGGGGACAGGCTTCTGATCAAACTACCGTGGCCGAGTTAAGGTTGTGGAGCCAAGATAATTTTGGCGAGGACTTGGTCATAAACCCTAGAGATGGAAGCATTTTTTATTGGGATAAAAGCGATGCCGTTACAAACAGAGCGGTAGAGGTAGGCGCTCTTTCAGGCACAACCGATACTCCTTCGATAGCCAAACAAGTGATGGTGTCCAATGACAGGCATGTTATTGCTTTTGGCACCAATCCTTTAGGGGCTACAACTCAGGATCCTTTGTTAATACGTTTTTCAGATAGGGAAAACATCCTTGATTGGGAGCCTAAGGCTACAAACACCGCGGGGGATTTAAGAATAGCTTCTGGTTCGCAGTTTGTCAGAGCCATCAAGACCAAGCGCGAAATCATTATTTTTACGGATAGCTCCTTGCACTCAATGCAGTTTATTGGAAGCCCGTTAACTTTTGGTATACAGCCTCTGTCTACAAATACTACAATTATGGGGCCAAATGCAGCGGTAGCCGTGGAAGACGCCGTCTTCTGGATGGGTAGAGAAAACTTCTATTTATACGATGGCGGCACCAAACCAATACCTTGTAGCGTAAAAGAACGTGTATTCTTTGATTTTGACTTTGCACAAACTGACAAAACATTTGCCTGTGTAAACTCACAGTTTAACGAGGTTACATGGTTCTACCCCTCTAACACCAATTCTTTGGCAAACGGTGGCACGGGAGAAAACGACCGCTATGTCACCTATAATTATCTAGAGAACACTTGGTATTACGGCACCTTAAAGCGTACAGCTTTCATAGATAGGGGCATACGACAATTCCCTATAGCTGCCGCAGACAACTACTTATACAACCACGAACTTGGATATTTAGATGACGGCGTAGCCTTTACGTCTTCAATAGAATCCAGTCCAATAGATATTGGAGACGGGCAGCAGTTTACGTCGATTAGGCGTATAATTCCTGATTTTACTTTCAACGGTTCCACCGCAGATACTCCGAAGGTTGATGTTACAATTAGCACTAAAAACTTTCCGGGCGGGGATTACCTGCAAGCTGATTTAGCAACGGTTAGTCGTACATCAACGTCTACTACCGTTCCTTTTGAACAATTTACGGACAAAGCTGACCTACGGGTAAGGGGCCGCTCTTTTTCTTTAAAGGTGGATTGTACCACTGCGGGTGTTCGTTGGCGTTTGGGCAGTCCCAGAGTAGATTTAAGACCGGACGGGAGGCGTTAATGGCTAGTAATGTTACACCTTTTCCAAGGTTACCGAGCCCGCCTCAACAGATTGATCCGCGGTATATAAACGACTTGGTAAGAACCTTGGAGGTTGTTTTAACACAGCTACAGAACCCGCAGCTAAACTTTCAACAAGTACCTAGCATGGGGATTTCTAACACCTTTCTTCAAGGCGATTTGTATATTGCAGATGGGGGATTTTTAAAGTTAGCTGCCCAGACAGACATTTTTAGTGGGTCAGTAAGTGCGACTACTTCTGTTGGAACGGTCACAGTAGCTGTTTCCTAGAGTAGACGTAGAACTAAAAAAAGCGTAAAGTACGAAAACACCGTAATATAGGAACGGGATATGGCACAAGCGGAATTACAAAAAGAGTTTACCTTCCCGGCGGGAGGTATTGCCGATTTTTATAAGGATGACGAAGAACTTGCCGCGATGGACAGAGAAGACGCGCAGCGAGCCTTTGGAAATAACGGTATTGCCAACTTCCAAGATGTAGCCACCCGCATGGCCTCTTACGGTCGCTATGGCGACGACAAGCTCGTACACGCCGAAACAGGCGAACTGATTGTTCCAAAAGCACTTATTGAAGATAACCCCAAGCTGCGCGACTCCATATTTGGTCATCTGCGCGACATGGGCATTGAGGATCCAGAGCGGTATGTTGTGGGTTCAGGAGCCAACTCTATTAACCCTGATACGGGGTTACCTGAGTTTTTCTTCAAGAAGATATTTAAAAAAGTATCTAGGGCCATCAAGAAGGTTAGCAAGAAGGTTGTTAAAGTCGTCAAGAAGGCGGCTCCGGTTATTATACCGTTTGCTTTAAACGCAATATTTCCCGGTCTTGGAGCAATTTATGCTGGTGCATTAGGGTCTGGAATTGGCACGTTGGTGCAGGGCGGCAGCTTAAAAGACGCTATGAAGAACGCTTTAATTGGTGGTGCTATTGGTGGTGCGACAGCCGGTATATCTGGTGGACTGAACGCGGCCCCCGGCCAGACCTTCTCACAAGGCGCAGTAACCGGAATTAAGAAAGCGGCTAGCCTGTCTAACTTGACCACAGCCGGTCAACAGCTAGCTACTGGTCAGTTTGGTCAAGCGGGTCTTGACGCGGTGAACATGTCCCCAGACGCTTTTGGAACTTATGGTTCTGGCGGAGAACAATATATGGCTTCTGCACCAACTTCTACCAGTGACGTTGTTTCTCAAGCCACTGATATAAGTCAGCCTTATGGTGGCGGTATTCAAAATGAAATGGTCGGCGGTCCGCAGGCTTTTGCACCTGAAACACCTTTTACGGCTTCTACCTCTACACCAACAATAAGTTCTGATACAGGAGTTTCTAGCCCGTTTAACGATTCTGCTTTTACAAAAGCTAATTTCATGGACACCGTTAGTGAATACAGTACAAAGGCTGGGGACATCTTAACTCGTGGTGGACAAACCGCGGATGCTCTTGCAGGCAAAGCAGAATTAGCAAGGCAAAACGCTGTAACAAAATTTCTTGAAAATCTTCCGAAGGGAATAGACCCTGAATCCGCCGCGGCACAAAGTGCGGCTTTGAAAGCTGGCGAAGCTGCGGCCTCAAACGCAGGGGCCGGATTCCTCACAAAGTTTGGTCCTTCCGCAGCGTTAGCAGGAACCGCCGCTTACGCTCTTGGCGCATTTGATGCACCTGAAGTAGAAGAGCCTGATCTTGGTCCTACAGGCGCAGACATGTTGCGTTTAACGCCTTATGAGTACCTGATTGGACAACAAAACCTTCGGACAAGAGGATCTCAAGGGCCCGTTGTTGTTGCTTCACAATACGCCGCGGAAGGAGGAGAGATCTTCCCGCGCCGCGTAGGTGGTATTATGCCTGACGAGGGCGTCCCCGGAAAAGATAGTGTACGCGCCATGCTAATGCCCGGTGAGTTTGTTATGACTACTGATGCCGTCAAGGGACTTGGCA